ACACCAGCAACTCCCAACATGTGGAAGGGGTGCATGAGGATGTTGTGCTCGGCTTGGAATACCAACATATAATTAAAAGTACCGGAAATGCCAAGAGGCATAGCGTCTGAAAAGCTACCTTGTCCAAAGGGATAAACAAGGAATACAGCGGATGCCGCTGCCACGGGTGCGGAGTATGCAACAAAGATCCAGGGCCTCATTCCAAGTCGGTAAGAGAGTTCCCACTCCCTACCCATGTACGAATAGACACCGATGAGGAAGTGGAACACAACCAGCTGAAATGTTCCGCCGTTGTAAAGCCATTCATCCAAGGATGCGGCCTCCCAGATGGGGTAGAAATGTAGACCGATGGCGTTTGAAGATGGGACGACTGCCCCTGAGATGATGTTGTTTCCATACATAAGAGAGCCAGCTACGGGCTCACGAATTCCGTCAATGTCAACGGGTGGGGCTGCAATGAATGCAACGATAAAACAGGTTGTAGCAGCGAGCAATGTTGGAACCATAAGCACTCCGAACCAACCAACATACAGTCGGTTGTTAGTTGATGTTACCCAGTCACAGAAGTTGTTCCAAATATTCTTTTGTTGTTGTAGCGCGATTGTAGACGTAGCCATTTAAATAGTAGTGCATGTTTATGAAGCGATTAGCATTGTTTAAATGCTTCATTTAAGTAAGACCAATTTAAAGACTTGGCTGTCTAGAGCTAGGGGAGGAATTGCACCTCCCTTATTCTATTTAGCTATTAAAAGCTGTACTTGACTCCGAGCTTAGTGCCGTAATCATTTACATCATCAAAGGTTGCAGCGACTTCACCATATACGGAAAGGCGTTCTGTTGCTTGAACTGAACCGCCAAGCTTACCAGTCAGTTTAGTTTCTTCTTCACCACCATCAGGTGCAAAGATACTAGGACCAGCTTGTACATAATAAGAAGCTACATCATTTCCTGATTCATACCCCAGATGAAAATCTGTGACATGACCATTAAAATTAGATCCACTAAAGCCAGCGTTGTTCTCAACGTTTACATAAGGACTAGCCAAAACGGGTGAAGCAGCAAACAAAGTTGCGGGGAGGATAGCAAAGAATTTCATTGTAGTTTAGTTAAAAAAGAATAAGTATGTTGTGTGCGATTACCATGAACACCCCAGCCTAACCAGTAGTATGCAGCATTCATGTAATAAGGAATAGTTTGATGGTTAGTTTGAAAAGCAAATAGATCTTTTCTAAACTTCATCTCCTTTATTAAATAATCTGTTTGACATTTAAGACCACTAGGATCTTCGTTGCGTTTAGCACAGTGGCTGCCAAGACCAATGTACCGCTTAATAGATGTCCATTGAATCAAACCATAACCACCACTAAGGCAACGATCGTAAGGAACGATAGCACCACCTTCGCAGATGTTAGGTTTAAAGTTAGACTCTTGTTGGATGTTACCCAGAATGACCGCCAGTGCTGTACGGTCTGTCACACCAGCAGAAGTCTGTAGTTGTTCAAGAACGTACTGCTGAGGCGCAGTACATTGTGGGCATTCAATCATGATTTTTTAGAATTCAATGTCAGAGTTTTGAAGTTTACGGATAACGTCATCCCTAAAAGCAGGATCACGATCATAACGTGGATCATTCATAGCTTGAACAAGTTCCTGTTGACTACGGAACTGAGCATCTTGCTGTGCAGCAGAACGCTTACCAGTTAAGAGTTGCCCATCATTACCAACAGAATCACTATACTTATTATTCAATGCTTGAACAGCAAAGTAAATAGAGTTAGCATTACCGCTAGCCATTACAGAATCATACATCCCAATTTCTTCTTTTGACATGTTTTCACCTGCCCAGCTAAGCATTGATTTATATGCTTTTTCACCACCAACCATTTCAAACAGTTGATTAGCTTGATCTTCTGTAAGCTGATCATCAGCAGAATCTTCTTCTTTTTCTTCTTCTTTTTCTGCTACTTGCTCTACTTCTTCACCGGCTTCGGGCTCATCACTTGGTTCACCAAGTTTCTTTTGTAGTGCAATGTAAGCTTGTTCTAATGATGACTGGTCCTTAAATTTACCAGCCAACAGCGGTTGCTCTGCACCCTCAAGAGACTCAGCAACCTGCAAAGAGTCTTGCTCATCAGCATTCATGTCTGGCTGATCAGCGGGTGTTTCATTGATAGTAAGTGTTTCAGCCATATTATTGTGGTGGGGTTGGTTCTGGTGGTTGCTGTTGCATCATTTGCATAGCAGCTTGTTCACGTTTCTGTTCAACAGCAGCCATCTGTGGTTGTTGTTGTTGTTCAGCCATTGCTTGTTGTTGTTGCATAGCTTGCTGCTGTTCACCCTGTTGTTCGTCCATACTTTTCACAAGGTTAAGTACGTCAATACCAGAGGCAGCTGCAAGGCGTTTGATAACTTCATCAGTGTTGATGAACTGGCCAATAGCTTCAGGTCCAATAGTTTGTGCAATGATCTGTAGGAACTGACCAAGGCTTTCACGATCTTGACCACGACCAAGTGCATTGATACCAGCAACGATTGTTGGTTTAACAATACCACCTTTAGGTAGGCGTGGGATCTCTCCAGTCTTTTGTGCAACAGAAAGTTTACGGTTAAGATAAGGTACAAGGAACTCAACAGTTAGTAGGGAGAATAGCCCTCCAAGTTGTTGTTCCAGCTCAAGTTGAGTCATTCGCACCTCTTCCGCAGTTGTGCGTTCTGAGTCCCTGACGTTCATAATCAGGAATGCTTCACTCAAACGTTGAGTCAAAGACCCAATCATTTGATAAGCAGTTTGGAAGTCAGCTGTCTTACCAACTTGCACTACACCAATATCATCAGGTCGTCCCTGGATAATAGCACCATTGCCTGCCTTAGCAAGCGTTGATGGTTTGGTTGTGCTGCTTGGTGAGATAGTAAACACTACTTTAGCAGCTGCGGCGCTGCCTTCAACGATGGCTTGTGACAGAGCTTCAAGTGACTTTAGATCACCAAGGAATTCTTCCACTCTACCACGTCCGTAGACCTCTCCGTCTACATGGTTAAAGCGTAGCACAAGCCAAGGGTTACTGTCAATAGGTGCTTTACCCATTGACTTGTTAAGGACTTGATCGTATACCTCTTGATGCCATACCCATCGATTATTGTCTAGCGTACAGTGTGTATAAATATCACATTCATCACTTTGTGCTGAAGTGTTATCAGATACATCGTTAGGTGTAGCTTCTTTATAGTCAGGGTAATTTTTTTTAAGTATTTTTTTCGAGATTGTTTCTTTTGTTACAATTTCTATAACATTACCGTTTCCATCTCTATCTACTACATATCGGTTTAAAGGATAGAGCTTAAGTCCATCCTTACCCATAAAGATAAGAGCATTACCAGCTACAACTAAATGCTTTAGTGCTTGGTGAACAACAACACGATCAGTAGAAGCCGCAATGGATTCCATGATGGTGCGTTCAACTTTAGCAAACGACAAGTCAAGTTCTGATCTAATCTCAGGACCAAGTTCTTCTGGAAGATTAATATCATTTACCTGGAGTTTAAAGAAGCTGGTTTGTGGAGGTAGCAATGCAAGCATAAGTTTACTTGCAAGCGTCACCACACCTTTGGCTCCTGTTGATTGCCAGGGAGTAATTAATTTAATAGCACCTTTAGTAAAGTGCTCATCTTCACGAATAAGATAAGGTAAGGTTAGATCCGCTGCTTGTCTAGCAGAGTTTAGAAACTGGGAACGGTCTGAAGACAATCTGTCATAACGCGATTTAGCAGTCATTAGATGTTAAGTGTTCCAGATTTAGTTGATGCAACAGCACCATAAGTTTGGGGATTAAACTGTAGTTGGCGTCGTTTGAATGGTTGTGTACCAGCAGTTTTTGATGTACCGCTAGCGGGTTGAATTTGTAGGTTAGATGTTTGTCCTTGACGAGATTGGTTTGCAGCAGAGGTAGCAGCAGCAACCCGTGCAGCTTCATCAGCCTTTGTTTTTCTGTCAGCTTCTGCAGTTAACATGGCTGTATATTCCTGCGTCATTTTAGAAACAGCAGACTTTTCATTTTGAACAATTTGTAATTGTTTAGCAATATCGGATTGGGTTCTTGATGAAGTAGCTTGCAGTTGTTGCTGGTAAGATTGTTGTTGTTTAGTTGCTGCGTCGATTGCCGCTTGTGCATCTTTGGCGGATTGCGCCTTGTACCTTGACAGCTCGGAAGCTGTTCGTTTAGCTAGATCAGCCGCACCTTGTCGTGTAAGCTGCCCACTGTAACGTGAGTATCCGTATCCGCGTCCCATTAGTTTTCCTCCATATAATTAATGATCCACTCAACAACACTGCGTTGACCAGACCTGTACATAATCTTTTCCATTGTATCTTCAGGGTTAGGGTTAGTTGGTGGGAATGATTCTTCTAATGCAGCTACAAGCCCACGGGAATTCATCCCTAAGACTTCAAGCGTATTGGGGGAGATTGACATTACTATGCTCAAAGAACGCTGGCATTCTAGCTGATTTAGTTGCAGAAAGTTCAGGGGCTTTGCCCTCATACATTAAGCGATCACTAGAATCAAGCCAAAATTTTTTATCTAAATATTTATCGGTAGTATTAATACCTAGAGGTTGCATTACCCAATTGATAGTTGCCTTGCGGAGTTTATCAAGACTAGGGCTGACAGTAAGCCCCAGCTCCCGACAAACAATACTATTGGCAGCAACGTGAATTTGTTCATCTCTGCTTATGTCCGCACTGACTGTTCGCATTCCAGCGTCACCATTAAAGCGGAAGAATGGTAGAAGAACGAAGAAAATTGCACGTTCGGCAACCATTGCTTTGAGGATTGTATGATCAGGATGCGTAGTCCAAGCTTCCCTGAGCCGGAAAGCTTCCGATTCAGCTTTTTCGTCAACACCGTAAACATTGGCAATGTAACCAAGTGCCACGTCGTGATTGATCTCGTCGGTGATATTTGATTCCAATAGCTCCCGCGATAGTTTTGGTACGTCGGTATCCAATCCATCACGGATGAAATCTCCTACGGGCAATTCCATGTGTCGCAACGCAAGAGCACGTAGTATCGCCTGTTCTGCCCCTGCCTTGCATGATCCGGCAGTTGTCTGGACTGGTGTCCATTTTCGTTTTCTGTTCAGTAGTTTTTCGTAAGGGTTCATTGTTCTCGAAGGTAGTTAATAGCATTTTCAAGGTTGTCTATGTTGTCGAAGAAGTGTCCAAGACCTTTATTACAGTAGCCGCACAGTAACCCTCGTACCTTGTTACTTGTGTGACAGTGGTCAACACAAGGACGTTGGCCAGTAAAGGGTTTAGTGCATATTTTGCAGCAACCGTTCTGTTTCTTAAACATATTATCTAAGTCTTCTCTGTCTAAATCAAAACGCTTTTTATTCGTCCAGTACCATTTGTACTCAGCGTCACAAGGTTTACATCTAGTTTTCGAACCTTTTGCTATTACACCTCCGCATTTGCAGAGGGCCATAAGCTATTCCTGGCAATCACATGTAAGTTCTTCATTTAAAATACCCTCTAAATAAGTGTCTACTTCTGATTCATCTAATGCAGCATATGCATCTGATTTATCTTGTGTATCACTCATAACTTGAAGTGAATAATAGAGGCTTGTTTGCGGAGACCTAAGCCACTCTTCTACGAATGCATTATCGTAGGTTACTGAATCACTCCACGAGTTGAAACTGTATCCATGAAGAAGTCCTGTGGCGTCAAGCATTGTCATAATGCCATCTGCAACTCGTTTATAATTATCCCAACCTACTTTACTAGCAATTTCTACATCGCCATAGTTGTAAGTTTGTACTCCGAAAGTACCTGAGTCGCGATCGACTGTCTGCGAGATAGGTGGAGCGATTTCTGGTGTGCAAGTATAGCCATCCAGATCCACGCTTCTATAACTGCAACTGGCGGTTGGAGCGATAGCAAAGGCTCGAACCATATTATACTCGCGAGCGATTGTGGCTGCTTGGTTAATTCCTGAAGCAATTTGAGAGACAAGTTCATAAGATGCAGATCGAATAGTTTCATTGTTGTTATATTGATCTAACGCTCTTCCAAATTGTTCGTAAGTTACTCCGTACCGCCGTAGGAGATTTGCGAGGCCAAGCATTCCGAGTCCCACTTGTCTATCAATTTCAGGCGGGAGGTATTCTCCAGAATCTCCGACAGCTGTCCTACTATGTAGGCTACACAATTCGGACATACCTTCAACAAATGCTCGTGGGATGTCGTCGAACTCACAGGCTCCAAGATTGATATGTTGTAATAAACAGGTGCCTCGTGATGGCAGGTATACTTCGAGACAGACGTTACCTCTGATGCGATTTCCTTCATTGTCATACTTTACTTTGTTTAACCAGATGTCACCGGATTTAATTCCGAATAGTAATTGTTCCTTAAACGTACAATCCTGCCACCACTCTTCAGTGATGTTGATACATCGCTTGACCCAAGGAAGTTCGGATCTAGGAGTAGTAATAAACTCAAGTGCATCGGCATGATTAAGGGAAATATGCAGAACAATCGCACCATTTTTGTATATCCCACCGCGTCTAAGTATTTCATTTAAGGTGCTATAAATCTTACCGAAACTTACAGGACCAGATGCAACAACACCTGACTCCCGTACATAACCTTTTGGGTCAAGTTTGTCTAGGTGAATAGCACAACCTGCGCCATACCTTAGGGCGTGGCTCGCGAAGCGCCAGCTGGCCTCAATTCCGTTCGGTCCCTCCATCTCATTTTCTACCGTGTAGACCGTGCAGCTGACGGGTAGGCGATGTGTAGGATCATCGATCCATGATTGAACCCGACCTGTGCGGGAGATATAATTAGACATTGAGTAGATCTGTTAGGTTTGGAGGTTTGTAGTTTGGTCCCTTTAAGACCTTACCGTCTTCACGGTAAATAGGTTGTCCATTCTCATCTAGTTTGGACATGTTTGATTTATGAACACGATCCATAGCTTCATCTAGATCCCAACCTTCATTAGCAGCAAACTGGTAACAAACATAGACAAGATCACAAAGCTCTTTTAATTGTTCGTGTTCATCTTTTAAATGAAAGGCTTCATGAAACTCTGACCATTCTTCATCGATCAAACATTTCTGGATCAGTGTCCCACTCGGTGAATTGGCTACCGAATACGAGTCCCGGAACTCTTTTGCTTGATCCAATAGAGTCGTCCTGTGTGTTTTCAAGTTCATTTTCTAGATAGTGGATTGCTTTTTTAAGATCAGAAACCGCACTATCTTTATGACCAGCACGGCAAATATATTTTACTGCATTACCAAGATGGTAATTTAGTTGCTGGTCTCTGATGAAATCCCAGCATTCGATGGAGCCTCTTGTGTAGTAGTCAGGTGATTGGGCCATTGTTTGACTAGGTTGGATACGGTGTTAGCTAAGGCAAAGTTCTGACGTTGTAACGCCATGAACAATGTAATAATATCTTTTTTATCAGCTTTAGGTAGTAAGTCTTCAAGCCTTCTTATCTTGAAGTCCTGTTCCACTGTCAACTCTATAATCGGAGGAGGGGGAGAAAAGGATTGGTTGTTTTGCTCTCCAGTCATAATAATCGTTAGTAAGGATCTTTGCAAGTCTTGCGTTTTGTAGTGCAATGTCTTCACCAAGATCCTTCTCAGCGAATGCATCAACAACTGCTTTCCAAGTGTAACCTTTGTCTTCAAACAAAGCTACAGCTCGTTTGATGCCGATTCCAGGTACTCCGCTGTATCCGTCAGTTTGGTCTCCTGCAAGCGCCTGTATAAGGTGCCAGCGTTGTCCTTCGGCTTCTTCCACATTCACGATTTCATCCATGGTGTAGAGCGTTCCAGGTATCTGTCGCATGTCCTTGTCAGGACTAACGATAACGTTACCAGGATATTTGGTAGCGTAAATACCCATACTATCATCTGCTTCGAGAGTCGGTAGTATTACTACTTCGTACTCATCTTTAAGAGCATTGATAACACGTTTGTATCCACAAGGTTTCTTGCGATTACGATGCCCTTTGTAAGCAGGCATGATTTCTTTACGAAAGTTAGA